TTGATCCTGGTTTACGCGAGGCCGCATGAGTTTCCGCGCCTTCGACCCGCGCGGAGCCGCCAGCCTCATGGGTTCCCTCCCGGCTGGCGGCAAATTTAATAACATCTTTGGCGGGGGAGCCGCAGCATGATCCGCCGTGCATTAGACTGGCTGGCCAACGCCAAATCTGTGAACGACGAGGTCGATGCCGACGCCCTGCGTATAGCTGCGCTCGAGCTTGCACTTCGCCAATCCAACCTCAAGGCAATTATCTGGCAGACAAAGGCCGAGGACTTGCAGGACAAGCTGGACGCACAAGCGCCCCTCGTTGCCTACGCACTCAAGCGCAAGGCTGCTGTCAAGAAATATCAGAGCAAGGGGAAGCGGAGGGAATGGGAAGACAAGTTCTTCACTGAATATGTTAATGTGGGGGAAAAGTGATGCGCCGTCTCAAGCTACGCCTGTCCATTTGGTGGTCTTGTCGCAAACGTCGCCTCGCTCGCACGGCTATCCGGCATAGCTGGAGCGCATGGCGATGATTGTCCTTAACTGGCCACCCCGCGAACTGCACCCCAATGCGCGCCCGCATTACCATGCCAAGGCGTCGGCTGCAAAAGCCTATCGTGAAGCCGCCTATTGGATAGCCAAGGCTGCGGCACAACCCCACAGCCACCCGTCAGACGGCATTCCCGTGCGGATAGACTTCTACCCACCAGACCGGCGCAAGCGCGACCTGGATGGAATGCTTTCGAGCATCAAGGCGGGAATTGATGGGATTGCCGATGCTTACGAGCTGAACGACTACGAACTGAACCCCGTCATATTGAACCGGCGTGATCCAGTGCGCGGCGGCAAGGTGGAGGTCTTGCTGGCATGATGGGAAAGGCAGCCACACCAGCGCAAATTGCTTACGTCAACCGCATGGTTAAATCATCGTGCCCGTGCTGCGGGCGCAGGCCCAGCTACCGCATGATTGGCGACATGGTAGGACTTTGCTTCACAACGGTCCACAAGATCGCTGTGCGGCGTCTTCGGCGCGCAAAATGACGCCCCGCGAACGCACCTTGGAGACAATTCGCCTGATTGGCGAGCGGTATGGGGTTGGGCTTCCAGAATTGCTTGGGCCTTCCCGGTTGCGCCCCATCGCATGGGCCAGGTTCCACGCTTATGCGGAATTATACTCGCGCGGCATGACGTCAAGCGAGATTGCCCGCGTGTTCAACCGCGAGCATTCGACAATCCGGCACGGACTCAAGCGGGCTGCTGAATTTCAATATAACATGTTCCCGCGCTGGGCCTGCCATAAACGGGGCAAGAGAGCGCCGAGATTATCCCCGTCATCCTCTTATCCCAGTCATTGCAATTATGTGTCGCTTTGATATGAAGGCGGGCGGGGATCGTATCGCAGCGATCAACCCGCCCTGTCCAAAGGCTTGTAGAAGGAGCCAGTGAACGTGGTTCTAATACCAAATCAAAACATCGAGTGCAAGGGATGAGCATCCGCGTCATGTCAGATGTGTGGCAAGTAAATTTGCCCGACAGCGAGAAGCTGGTTCTTCTGGCACTTGCAGATAGTGCGAACGATGAGGGCCATTGCTGGCCGTCTATGGCCACGCTGGCGCGCAAATGCAGCAAAGGTGACAGGACAGTCCAAGGCGCAATCAAGTCTCTGGTTGAGAAGGGGCATTTGACGCGTAATGAAGTCATAGGGAAGGGTTGTAACTATACCGTCCACCCCCGCAGAGAATGCACCCCCGCAGATACCGCCCCCCGCAGCGAACAACAAGAACCCCCGCAGAGATTGCGGGACACCCCCGCAGCGGCTGCGGACAAACCATCAAAGAACCATAAACAACCATCAAAGAGACAAGAAGCGCGCGCGGTCGATCACGAATTACCAGACGATTGGCAGCCTCAACCGTTCGGCCTGAACACCGAAAGCCGAAAGATTGTTGACGGATGGCCGCCAGGCGAGGCCGCAATCCAGCTTGAAACGTTCCGCGCCCACCACGGCAAGAAGGGCGACAGGTTCAAGGATTGGCAAAAGGCTTGGTCAACATGGGTTCTAAATTCTCGCAATTTCAGGAGACCACAAAATGGAAAACAACCTGACACTGACGGGTTCGGACGGACGGGGCGAGCTGTTATGGCTGTCCGAGAACGCATACGTTCGGCAGGCGTCCAGTGATTATGTTCTGAACGGCTTGGCTCAATGCCTAGCCCTTGTCGTTCCGGTTGGCATGTCCGAGGAAGATCGGGAACAATGGCTTGCCGCTGCGACGGTGCAACTTTACGACAAGCATCTATCGCCGGAGGAACTTGATTACGCGCTGAAAAAGGCCCGCGACGAGTGCGACCATCCAGCAAAGATTGTTCCAGCCGTCATTCGCGCGCTCGGAGACAATTGGAAAGCCAATTGCGTTTTACTGCAATCCGACAGCAATGTTTCCAGTATCGCAGATCGTTTCGAGACCATCATGGAGAATCTTCGGCTGGGCGAATACAGCCAAGAGCAAATCGACGAATTGCCGGAACGCGCCAAGAGATACGCAATCGAGCGGGGTTTTTTGCGCATGGTCGGCGGGAAGTTTGTTTGGCGCGCGCCAGCATCCCACCGGCTTGAGGCTGACGCATGAAACACAGGAACAGCACATGAGCGAGATGGTGGAGAGAGTGGGCGAGGCACTGCGCGTCAAATTGATTGAATGGTATGACGGCGCAATCAGCTTTGAGGACGGCGGACTTATGCTCGCCCGCGCTGCGATTGAGGAAATGCGCTCACAAACGCTGGTCTACCTCGACAACGGGAAGGTCGTTCACGAAATGCGCGGCGCACCGGATGACATCTGGAAAACACTTCTCGACGCAGCACTAGGGGACGGGTGAATGACTGCAACAAAAAACATGGGCGTGGGCATCTGCTACTCAAGAAATGGCCACTGGAAGCCGACCATCCCAAATCAGACATGCGTGGAATGTGGAATAATCTACACGGCCCATCGGCATGGACAAAAATTTTGTTCGAAGGTGTGTTCTGGCAGGTCAAAGCGTGGGGCCAAAGTGGAACACACCGAAAGGACTTGCCCAGGATGCGGCGTGAAGTGGAGCGACTGGCCTTCAAATCCATCGCAGTATTGCTCGAAGGAATGTCTTTTTGAAAGTGGCCGATGGACAAAACCTGAAGAAAGAGAGTGCGAACAGTGCGGAGTGATTTTTCTTTCCCGTTTTCGGAGAGAAAGAATGGAATGGATGAAATTCTGCTCTCATAAATGCGTTTCACTCGCAGCGGTATCAAGGGTTAGAAAGACATGCGCTGCTTGCGGCGATGAGTTTGAAGTTCACACATGCCGAGCAGATGAAACAACATGTTCAGTAAAATGCCGCCGCACTTATTACCGGAGGGATCGTCACCATGCTTGGACCGGGGGTGCCATAGATCAAGCGAACCGTCCATTCCGCAGGATTGATAGAGAAGGCTACGCGGCGAAATACGACGCCGAAAGCCGAATGGTTACTGCCCGCGAAATTGGGAGGCAACTTGTCAGAGGTGAGGTCGTTCTTTGTATTGACAAAAATCCGCGCAACATCGACGCGAGAAATCTTTTTTTATGCCCTAACCAATCAGAGGCGGGGCTAATCAAAGTCGGCGCGGTGGAATGGCCGAAAGCATCAAACCTGCAAGGATACCGATCAACAGGATATATCCGCCCTGATGTTGTTTTAGTGTTGCATGATTGGGATCACCCAAAACCGCAAAGGCGGGGCAAGTTAGCCAGCCGCCATCCTCAAGCGGACGAAATCATAAAGAGGCGCATGGCGGGGGCCACTGTTCAGCAACTTGCGGAGGCTTTCGGCATGTCAAAAAGCGGGATGGCTGGCGTTGTAAGGAACAGACTATAATGGCTAGGCTCCGCACATTCTCCAGACACCCATTCACACTTTGGGCCGACAGAGTGCCGGTGATGCGTGGGAACGCCACACTTTACACGCTTTGGAAAAAGACAGGCGAGCGCAATGTAAGGATTTGCGGTGGGAAAAGATTATGTGAATTGAGGGCGATTATTCGGAACGCAGACAATGGCTAGGGGGCGGCCTGCTTACACCATGACACACAGACGCCGCCAGGTATTGGAACACCTATGCGAGCGCGACACCCCGCCGACATGGGCCGAGATAGCACGGCGCTGCGGGCTGTATGATTACCGCTCGGCAAAGCGGATTGCGCGGGATCTTAAAAAGATGGGCGCGATTATTTATTAACCCGTGTCTAAAGCCAATTTCATGCCGTAAATGGCTTGCCCTATGGGCGACAAGACACAGGCCACGGATGAGCTTGAGCGTAAGCGGAAATACCACCGTGAATATAACCGCGCTCGCCGTGCCGCCAATCCCGGAATTGATAAGGCCGCTTGCAAGAAGTGGCGTGCGAAAAACAAGGAATATGATTCCCAGCGCACCAAAGAATGGAAGCGGGAAAACGTCCAAGCCGTTCGCGACTACCAAGAGATATGGAAAGCTGAAAATCCCGATTACCATGCCAAATGGCGGGCAAAAAATCCCCTCAAGACGCGCCAGTATTCAGCAAGCTACAGGATAGCTAGGGAACGCGCAAAGCCTGCTTGGGCTGTCGATAGGTTGATTGCAGCCATCTACATGCGCGCTGTCATGCTCACAAAATTGACGGGCATTCCACACGAGGTTGATCATGTTGTCCCGCTAAAGGGAAAGAACGTCTGCGGACTTCATACGCACCAAAACTTGAGGGCAATCCCAAGCAGCCAAAATAGAGCCAAGGGAAATAGGTTCCATGGCTGAAACAACAACCGAAAAACTGCCAGCGCACCTCCGCGATGACTTGAAGTTCAAACCCGGCCAATCGGGCAATCCAGCCGGCCGCCCAAAGGGAACGCGTCACAAGCTCGGGCAAGCGTTTCTCGAATCCATGCTCACCGATTTTGAACAGCATGGTGTAGCGGTCATTGCTCAAGTCCGCGAAGAGAAGCCCGACCAATATCTCAAGGTTGTCGCGTCGATCCTGCCCAAGGAAATTGAGGCGGGCGAGGAAACACTTAACGCGCTGTCCGAAATTCTCACCCGCATTGACGGACGCACCCGCACAATCCGCCCCGTGATTGAGGAAACGCTGCAATGAGCATGGCTCTTGCGGAAAAGGTTGAGGAACTGTTCAGCGACCGCCGCTGGCGTCTGAACAACCTTTACACAATCAAGGACAAGGGCGGCATCGCAATTCCGTTCCGCATGAACCCGGCGCAGGAACAACTCCTGTACCAACTCCACACGCTCAACGTCATCCTGAAAGCCCGCCAGATGGGCTTCACAACCCTAATCCAGATTTTGATGCTCGATGCCTGCCTGTTTAACTCAAACACGTCAGCGGGCATTGTGGCGCACAATAGGGAGGATGCCGAGGCGTTCTTTAGCGACAAGATCAAATTCGCTTATGACCACCTTGATCCCGAGATCAAGAAAGCGGTTCCCGCAACACAGGACAGCGCCAAGAGCCTGACATTCGCAAACGGCAGTAAAATCCGCGTCGGCACGTCGCTTCGTTCGGGAACGTTCCAATATCTGCATGTCTCGGAGTTCGGCAAGACGTGTGCACAGTTCCCGGCGAAAGCATCGGAAATTGTGACCGGTGCATTCAACGCCGTGCAGGCTGGCCAGTTCATTGCGGTTGAATCAACAGCGGAAGGCCAAGGCGGCGCATTCCACGATATGGTTATGGAGGCCAAGCGCCACGCCGAATTGCAGCGGCCTTTGACCGATCTTGACTTCAAGCTGCATTTCTTTCCGTGGTTCAATGAACCGTCCTATCGCCTGTCGGACAGCGACACCGAAACCGTAACGCTTACCAAGGAACAAGAGGACTATTTCGAGAAGCTGTTTGACAAGGGCATCACGCTGACAGCCGCGCAAGAGGCTTGGTATGTCAAGAAACAGGCCCAGCAACGCGACAAGATGAAGCGGGAATACCCCGCAACGGTTGAGGAGGCTTTTGAGGCATCGGTTGAAGGTGCTTACCTGTCCAATGAAATGGCGCAAGTTCGCCGTGAGCGTCGCATCTGTCGCACGCCAATCGAGAATGTCCCGGTCGATACATTTTGGGATTTGGGCATCAACGACGACATGTGCATCTGGTTCCGCCAGCAAATCGGCCCCGAGCATCGGTTCATTGATTACTACAGCAATTCGGGCGAGGGCCTCGACCATTACGCGCGCATTCTGAAGGACAAGGCCGACGAGGGCAATTTTACCTACGGCGTCCACCACATGCCCCATGACGCGGACGCAAGGCGCTTGGGCTATCAGGCCAAGACCGTGCGCGAAATGGCGCAAGAGATCGGCATCAAGCCCGTTATGGTTGTGCCGCGCATTGCCAACGAAAAGGCCGGGATAGAGGCAACCCGCCGTTATATCCGCCGTTGCTGGTTCAACGAAACCACCACGACCAAGGGCGTTGAGTGCCTCGATAACTACCGCAAGGAATGGGACGATAACCGGGGCGTCTACAAGGACCGCCCGCGCCATGATTGGGCCTCCCACGGATACAAGGCTTTCGAGACAGCATCGGTCGCCCGCGAACAAATGGTTGAAGACGAAGACGAATGGGTTGGCGACCAAGGCCGCTCGGAAGCTGGAGGATACTAAGTGGCAACCGCATTTGACGAAACGGGGATTGAGGAACAAGCGCCCGAACTGCGCGCAACGCTCGACTTCCACGAGATCATCGACCCCGACAACGAAAACCTTGCCGAGATGCTGGACGCAAACACGTTGAGCCGCATCGGCCAGGACGTCATCCGCGATCTGGCGCTGGACGAGGCAAGCCGCGACGACTGGATGAAGGCAAGCGAGAAAGCCTTGCAAGCCGCGATGCAGATACGCTCGCCAAAGTCATTCCCGTGGCCCAATGCGTCGAACTATTGCCACCCGCTGCTTACCGTTGCGTCCGTCCAGTTCCAGGCCCGCGCCTATCCGGTGATCGTAGACGGCGCAAACCTCGTCAAGGGCCGCGTGCTTGGGCCGGACCCCGAGGGGCAAAAGCGCGCAAGGGCCGACCGTATCGCGGCGCATATGACATGGCAGTTGCTCTACAAGATGGAAGGCTGGGAGGAAGATACCGACCGGCTGTTGCTCATGTTGCCCATTCTCGGCTGCGTATTCCGCAAGACCTATTACGACGCAATCAGCGCCTGCAACCGTAGCGACATGGTGACGGGCAAGGACTTCGTGATTGATTATTGGGCCAAGTCCATCGAATCCGCGCCGCGCTACACGCATATCATCCATTTATACCCGCATGAGGCCGGGGAACGCATACAGGCGGGCAAATGGATCAAGGTGCGCGTCGAGGGCGAGAATAATCAGGACGACGACGCAATCGTTGACTTTTATGAGCAGCACCGCCTGATTGATCTGGACGGCGACGGCTACCCCGAACCCTACGTTGTGACGTGCACGAAGGAAGGCGAGGTCGCGCGGCTTGTGCCATGCTTCGGCATTGAGGACGTCACGGTCATGGGGCCGGATAACAAGACCGCCAAGCTGCAAGCCGTTATTGAAAGTGGCGCGCCCATTGGCGACATCATCAAGATCGACCGCCGCCAGTATTTCACCAAATATGGGTTCATCCCCGCGCCCGACGGTTCGTTCTATGACATCGGCTTCGGCACGCTGTTGGCCGACCCGACCGAGGGCATCAATACCGTTGTCCGGCAGTTGCTTGATGCGGGCACGCTCCAGAATGCGCAAGGCGGGTTCATCGGTAGCGGCGTGACGATCAAGGGCGGCAACATGCGCTTTGCGTCCGGCGAGTGGAAGCGTGTTGACGTAACGGGCGGGACATTGCGCGAGAATATCGTGCCGCTTTCCCTGCCCGGCCCATCGCAAGTTCTGTTCAACATGCTGCAGCTACTGATTACCGAGGCCGAAAAGATTGCGTCTGCGTCCGATGCCCTGTCCGGCGTCTCGTCGGGCACGGAACAGCCCACAACGCTGCTTGCCCGCATCGAGCAGGCGCAAAAGGTCATGACGGCCATATTCAAGCGCATTTACCGGGCGTTTTTCAATGAACTAAAAATCCTGCGCCGCCTGAACCGCGATTATCTCGACGAAAAAGAGTATTTCCAGCTTAACGACGCCGAGGATGCGCAAAACGTCGAGCGCGAGGACTATTTCGACGAGGATCTGGACGTCATCCCGATGTCCGACCCGACCGCAATCAGCGATATGCAGAAGCTGGCCAAGGCCGAGGCGATCATGGTGTTTCGCGGCGACCCGGCGGTTAACCAGCCCGAACTTTACCGCCGCTTTTTCGAGGCCACGGGGCAGAATGACATCAAGTCGCTGCTTACACCCGAAGGCCCGCCGCCGGTTGACCCGAAGGTCATCATTGAAGGCGCTAAACTGGCGCTCGCCAAGAAGGAAAGCGAGGCCAAGGTCGATAGTCTGAATGCTGTTGCGGCAAAGGCTTTGTCGGATGCTGCGGCTCAACTCGAACTGTTAGGGCTTTTGGATGACGCGGCGGCGCTTGCGGCAAAGGCGCGCGAACTAGGCGGAAAGGATGAAGATGAACCCGTTGATGGACCCGGAGAAGCTGGCGGAATGGAAGGCGAACAGACTGACCAAGGCGTTCCTCCAATACCTGGCGGACCGCCGGACGCGCCTGATGGAGGCATGGGCGGCGGGGGCGAACCTCTCGGCGGAGGAACAGGCGGCGTCGGTCCTGATGGGGCGCCTATTGAATCTCCAGTCGGATGATCTGAAGGATTTTTATGACACAGGCGAATAACAGCGGAATCGTTCCTATCGACAAGCGGGTGCTGGTCATGCCGGACCCGGTATCGGAAAAGATCGGCAGCATCTTCATTCCCGAAACGCACAAGGAAAAGGAAGAATACGCCCAGACCTTGGCCACCGTCATTGCGGTAGGCGAGACGGCGTTCGGTGAGGCGATTGTCGAGGCCAAGCGTTACGGGCTGGCGTTCAGCGCCCCCATGCCCGGCGACAGGGTGATTATCGGGAAATACGCGGGAATGCGGCTCAAGGGGCCGAAGGATGGCGGCGATTACCGCATGATTAACGATGACGATATTTGCGCACGGTTGGAGGACTGACAATGGCTACCGCACCGATTGAAGCAGACGAAGGCGAACCGCTTGACGTTGAGGCGAATGACAACGCGCCCCGCGATTACGAGGCCGAGGCCCGCAAGCAAGGCTGGACGCCCAAGGAGGAGTTCAAGGGCGACGAAAGCCGGTTCGTAGACGCGGAAACCTTTGTCCGCAGGGCCGAGGAGATCACGCCGCTCATCAAGAAGCAGAACCAGGCGCTCAAGAGCGAGATTGAACAGCTCAAGAAGTCGATCAAGCAGGTGAACGAGTTTGCAACCAAGGCCGAGGAACGGGCTTACAATCGCGCCATTGCCGACCTTGAGGCTAAAATGGAAGACGCCAGCGAAATGGGCGACAACGCCAAGCTGCGCGAACTTGCAAGGGAAATGCGCGAGATTGAAAAACCATCAGCCCCCGCCGCCGTTCAGTTTACAAAACAGCAGGTGACGCGCGCGCTCATCGACTTTCGGGATGAAAACCCTTGGTATGACGAAGGCGGCAAATATGCCGATTACGCCGCTTTGGTGGCCGATGAGCATAAGGACTTGGCACAGACCACGCCGCCGCATGAGTTCTTCAAGATGATCGGTGACAAGGTGCGCGAACGCTACCCGGAGGTGGACAAGCCCAAGGCCGAACGCGCCAGGCCGCGCAATCCCGTCGAGGGCGTTACCAATCGCGGTTCGGGCACACGGGGCCGCTCGTTTGCCGACTTGCCCGTAGAGGCGCAGCGCATGGCCGAGAAATGGGAAAAGCAGGGCCTTATGACCAAGGCCGACTATGTGAAAGGTTATCAATGGGCATGAACGACACACTTGCACCCCGCCGCCGTGGCCGCCCGCCTGTAGAGGCCGAAACCGTGGCAACAGACGCGACGGAACCAACGACGCGCCGCCGCCGTGCCAAGATTGGCGAGTTCGCCATGAAGCTTGGCGCGCCCGAACGTCCGGGCTTTGTCCGCCGTTGGTTCAACGACCATAAAAACCGTATTGCGGAAGGCGAAGAATTAGCGTATGACTTCGTTACGGACAAGGGTGTCAAGTCAACCGACCCCGGCTCGCGTATCTCCCGCATAGTAGGTTCGGGGGAAAATGGCGAACCGCTCCGCGCCTATCTCATGGAAACCCCTGAAGAATATTACCAGGAAGGTTTAGCCGAGAAGGAAGCCAAGAACCGACAGGTCGATGATGCCATCGCCGCAGGTCGAGATTCCACAGGCCAGCATCCGGATACCCATGCAGGCCGAGGTTCCATCGAGCGGGATCGGTAGGCTGTTTTTGACGTCCTAGCGCCCCCGCGCAACAGAGGACGCTATTATGGCGAATATGAATTCCCCATTCGGGCTTAGGCCCGCAAAGGGGGCAAATGGTCAAGTTGTGACCGGCGCGCCCCGTCTCTACTCCCACGCCTCCGGCGATGCCACGGCTCTCTATATCGGAGACCTTGTCAAGCTGGCGGGCACGGCCCAGACCATCAACGGCGTAACAACGCCCGACGTCGTTCGCGCGGCAACGGGTGACGTGATTTGCGGCGTAGTGGTAGGGATCAACCCGACGTCCCGCGACACGCTTGGTTATGGCGCTGCATCGACGGCTTACACGCTGTTCGTTGATGACGATCCCAACTCGCTTTTCGAGATCCAGGACGTCAACAGCGGCACCGCGCTTACCGTCAACGATGTTGGCCTGAATGCCAACTTCGTCGTTGCGGCGGGCAGCACCTACACCAACCAGTCCGGCACTACGCTGGACAACACCACCGAGGCCACGACCAACACGCTTGATTTGAAGCTTGTTGAAGTTGTGAACCGCGCGGATGTGGACAACGCATCTTCGCCGCTTCGCTTCCTGGTGCGGATCAACCGTCATCAGTTCTCCAACCAAGTAGCGGGGTTCTAAACCATGAGCGCACCCACAATCACAACCGGCAACATTGCCAAACTGCTCTGGCCTGGCCTCAACGCCCGCTGGGGCCAGAAATACAACGAATATCCCGCCGAATGGAAAGACTTGGTAGACGTTGCATCGTCCGACAAGGCTTACGAGGAAGACCAGGAAATGACCGGCTTCGGTCTGGCCCCTGTGAAGACTCAAGGCGCGTCGGTTTCGTATGATACGCAGGGGCAGGGGGTTACGACCCGCTACACGCATATTGCTTACGGCCTTGGCTTCGTCATCACGAAGGAAGCCATTGACGACAATCTCTACGAGAAGATCGGGATGCAGCGCACGGGTAGCCTTGCGTTTTCGTTCCGCCAGACCAAGGAGAACGTCGTTGCCAACATGTATAACCGGGTTATCTCCGGTTCATACCTTGGCGCTGATGGCGTTGCTTTGGGTTCGACCGCCCACCCGTCACTTGCGGGCAACCAGTCGAACATCCTTGCGACGGCGGCTGACATGTCGGAGGCTTCGATTGAAGACCTTTGCATTCAGATCGGCGGGGCAGTCAACTCGCGCGGCATGAAAATCTCGATTATGCCCCGTTCGCTTATCGTTCCGATCAACCTCCAGTTCGAGGCTGCACGCATCCTCAAGTCGGTTGGCCAGAACGACACCGCGAACAACGCGATCAATGCCCTGAAGGCTATGGGCATGTTCCCCGATGGCGTGAAGGTAAACCATTACCTGAATGACCCCGACGGATGGTTCATCCGTACGAACATCGAAAACGGCTTGAAGCTGTTTCAGCGCAACGAGATCGAATTTTCGCAGGATGAAGACTTCGATACCGCGAACCTGAAATACAAGGCGTATGAGAGATTTTCGACAGGATGGAGCGACTGGCGCGGGCTTTACAGTTCGGCCGGAGCTTGATGAATATGGGCGGGGCTTAACGGTCCCGCCCACTTTTTAAGGGGCTTTCATGTCCGCTTCAAACGCATTCGAGACGGCGCTTCTGACGCTGATCTTCAACAATACGAACCTGGCCAACGTAGGCGACGCAACGGGCTTGCGCGGCTCAACGACGGCGGGTTCATTCTATATCGGGCTCCACACCGCCGACCCCGGCGAGGCGGGCACGGTCACTACGAGCGAGGCAACCTATACCGGCTATGCGCGGGTTGCTGTTGCGCGTTCGGCTGGCGGCTTCACTATTTCGGGCAACAGCGTTTCGAATGCGGCATTGGTGACGTTTGGCGCGTGTTCGTCCGGCAGCAATACGATTACGCATTTCTCAATCGGCTCAAGTTCAAGCGGCGCGGGGGATCTGTTCCTTTCGGGTGCACTTACGGCTTCGCTTGCGGTATCGGCGGGCATAACCCCGTCGTTCGCAATCGGCGCGCTGACAACGACGGCGGACTGATGATCGGCATCGGCTCAACCGTTAGGGTTCTGGAACCATTTTCGGAGAGTTTTCCGGGCGAATATACCGTCGTCGCGCGCAATGATGCTGCGAACGGCTGGACGCTCGATATTGACGGCGTGTTGAGCGACTTCGACGAAACATATCTTGAAGAGGCCGCCTGATGGCTATCACAACCCTTGACGGCGCGATTGCGGGGATGCAGCCGCCACGGCCCTTTGCAAAGGCTATCACCCCGACGCTGGTTGCGGGCAAGCCTCAAACGCTCTGGGGGCTAGGCGGCAATCCGGGCGCTGGTTCGTGGGATACCACGCTCAACGGCGTTGTTCTTTCAAGCACCTCAGCAATGGTCAACGGGCAACTCTACCATACAAACCCCGGCTCCGGTAACGCACATCTCGCGGGCCTGACGGCAATGGCTACGCAAGCGGGCATGTTGCTCCTGTGCGATAGGCTTTGGCATAACGGCGGGTTCACGATCACTTCGACGGGTTCGCAGAGCATCACGTCGCCAACCTTCCCCGCGCGCGACATTGCCGGTTCGACGAATGGCGATGGTGTTTACTTGGGGCTTGAGGTCAGCGCGGCTTGCGGCGCGGCGGCCCCGACGATTACTGTCGGATACACCAACCAAGCGGGCACAGGCTCGCGCACGGCCACGAACAGCTTCGCTACGGCAAACAGCCCTGCGGCGGGTTCATTCTTCCCCATCGGCCAGCAGGCGGGCGATACTGGCGTTCGTTCGGTCCAGTCGCTGACGCTTTCGGTGTCATGGGTGTCGGGCACGATCAACCTCGTCGCCTATCGGGTGCTTGCGGCGATCCCTTTGCTGGCTTTGATCCCGAACGATCTGGACCCACTGACAAGCCGGTTGCCGCGTCTCTATGACGGTGTTGTCCCGTTCCTGATATTTGTGCCTAATACAACGACGGCATCGATTATCACGGGGGTCTATACCGAAACGCACGGCTGATGGCGACCGGCTTCGCGCTTGAAACCGCTTGGGCGCGGCGGAGGAACAAGCGACAGGGCTATTACAGGCAGCTCATAAAGGCCGATGCGGACGGCACGGCTGCGACGATCTGGGAAACATGGTATTTCGGCGCGACCGTCGGTTCGGGCGATATGGTCGCGTCGGCGGCAATTACATTCACTCCATCCGCCACACTTGCTGGCGCGGGCGCCTTGGCTGGGGCTTCCGCTCTCACATTCACACCTTCGGCAACCTTGGCGGGGGCTGGCGCGCTTGTCGGCGCGTCAAGCATCTCATTCACACCGTCGGGGACTTTGGCAGGGGGCGGGGTCTTAGCGGGCACGACGGCCCTTGTTTTTACGCCTTCAGGGGCGATTGCGGGGCAAGGGGCGCTCGTTGGTAGCGCAACGGTCACATTCGCGCTGGCGGGCACCGCTGACACGCCGCCTGTCTTGACGTTCATCGAAGGCGCGGCGTCATTCAGTTTCGCATTATCCGGCACATTGCGGGCATATCAATACCTGACGGTCATTATCGAAAGCCCTGGCACAGTCACACCTGTATCGGCGGCCCCGGCGGGAACAATCACGGACATACCCGTCCCGCCGGGGCAAATTCTCCCGCTTGCGCAAGCGGCGTGATTAGCGTATTAAGGCGGCACCGCGCTTAACGGCGATGCGCGTGAATAGTCAAAAATGCCAACCAGACGCCTTCGGGCGTTCGCAAGAGCATTCTGGAGACTATTCATGGCAACTTCCAATTTTCCCAACGGATTCGCAAATGGCGTAACCGTTCGCGGCGTTCCCCTTCTGACGGCCTATCCTGGACGCGTTTTCTGGGTTCATTCCGGCACGGGTTCCGACGGCAACAAGGGCACGTTTGACCGCCCATTCGGCACGATTGACTATGCCGTAGGCCAATGCACCGCCAACCGTGGCGACATCATCGCGGTCAAGGCCGGACATACCGAAACTGTATCGGCGGCGGGCGGCATTTCGCTCGACGTTGCGGGTATCGCCGTTGTCGGCCTTGGTTCGGGTGCGGCCCGTCCAACCATCAACTTCACCACGGCGACAAGTGCCGACATGAACGTCGATGCGGCGTCGATCTCGGTCATCAATATCCTGTTTACCGGCGGCTTTGACGCCTTGACGGGACCGATTGATGTGAACGCGGCTGACTTTGCGCTGCTCAACTGCGAATGGCGCGACGTTACGGGCCAGGTTGACCGCTGTATTGTCGCGGACGCCAACGCTGACCGCTTGCTGATTGACGGCTATTACCACAACGGCGCGGCTGCGGCTGGTACCGTTTCGGCAATCGACATCATCGGCGCGGATAACCCCAAGGTTCGCAACTTCAAGATTGTCGGCAACTTCTCCGGCTCGGCCATTGAATTTCGCACAACGGCCTCGGTCGATGTGGACATTCATGACGGCTATATCTGGACAAAGAACGCGGCCGACCTTTGCGTGAAAGACACGGTAACGGGCACAACCGGCAAGATCGGGCCTAACCTGAACTTCATGCTTACGGACAACGCCGCCAACATCACCGAGGCGGTTACGGGCGCGACGTTCCACATGTTCGACCCTGTTTATGTTTGCAACACGGCTGGTGAGAAAGCTCTCCTGATCAATTGGACGGCCTCAGCGGACGCATAAGGAAACTACTATGGCTAAGGCAAAAACACTCTCGACCGACGAAAAGCTGGATCTGCTTATCGCGGTTCTCAAGGCCAACGGCATCTCGCTTCCCGAGGCGCTTGACCCGCATCCGGAAGAAGAAGCCGAATGAAGCAACGGCGCGAGGGGCGTGTGCAAGATGGCCATTACGTGATCGTCGATTTTGACGGCACGGTCATCATGCGGACACCCCTTGCGGACGTTGATGCGAAACTTCGCGCCGCCATTGCGCGGAACGGATGGGAGGAAATACCCCAATGAGCGGACGTTCAACAGACACGGCAGGCGGCTATCGAGGGGCAGCGGTCACGGCATCCGACGCAACAGTCTTGCCACAGACGCGCGGTATCTGGGTCGGCGGCGCGGGCAACCTTGCGGTCATCTTTGCCGGTGACACGGCGGCGGTGACTTTGGTTGGCGTAGCGGCTGGAACGATGCTCCCGATTCAAGTAACCAAGGTCATGTCAACCAACACGACGGCCACCAGCATCGTCGCACTGTTTTAGCCGTGGCGCGGGCGATTGATCCCCGCTCCGGGTTCGATGTTGACCTGAACGACCTTGTTCGGGACGGGCAGAACGGCGACATGATTTATCGGCGTTTTGCCGACCGTAAGCACCCGCAAGATTTTGTGCGGGCGCGCCGGGAAAGCGGGCCGCTTCCATTTACACGGCCCGAACCGCCGGACGTCGGCATTGCCCAGCCGATTGAACTTGAGGGCGGGTTTTACCTTACCGGCGAGGGCGGCGCGGTCATTCTTGGGGAGGGGGTCATTCCTTCATTATGAGTATCGCGGCCACTACCACCTTCAACATGTCCGTCACCCAGATGATAACCCGCGCCTATAACATTCTCGGCAAGGGCGATGAGGGCGAGGATATTTCGACCCGCATGTATGATGACGGGCTGGAGACGATGAACCTGCTCATTAAGACATGGCAGGCCCAGAACCATCTCTGGACGCGCACAGAAGGCTCGCTGACGCTGGTAGCGGGGCAGGCCGCCTATGCACTTGCCGACCCGCAGCCGATCCGCGTTCTAAGCGTCCGCAGAAGCTTGTCGAGCATTGACACGCCGCTGAATGAATTATCGCGGCAGGAGTATTTTGACCAGCCGAACAAGACGCTGAACCCGTCCACGCCGGTTAGTTTTTACTTTGACCCGCAGGTTTCATCGGGCACGCTGTATCTCTGGCCCGCGCCGTCAACGGACTTTGTTTCGGCAAGCACGGTGACAATGACCTATCTGCGCCGCATGGCTGATTTTCTAGCGACGACGGACAATCTCGACGCGCCGCAGGAATGGCTGCAGACAATCATCTGGAACCTGGCCAACGATCTCGAAACGCAATATCCGGTCAATGACGCGCGACTGGCGGTCAAGATCGAGCGAAAGGCGGCGTTGCTTTATCAGGCACTTACGGGGTTCGATAATGAACCCGCGAGCCTTTACATGCAGCCGGACTTTCAAAGTCAGTCCGCGTATCCGTAATGCAAAAGGTCCGCCCCGCCTTACAAAGTAGCAAGGGCCGATCTACCCCTTGGGGAGGCGCAAAGCTCGTCAACGCCTTTGCCGAAGTGTCCGAGGGCGACAAGGTCGAGACTTATGCTGTCATGGCGATCCCCGGCCTGACCGCCTTTGCGACCCCATCATCGGCGGAAGGGCGCGGGGTCCACCGCATGGGCACGACGCTCTATACCGTTGTCGGGACAAGCCTCTACAGCGTTTCCGGCGTCGGCGTGATGACGTCGCTTGGCACGATAGGCGGCACGGGCGCGGTCCGCATGGTGGACAATGGCACCCAGCTTGCGATCTGCCCGAACACCGGCACCGGCTATGTGCTGGACACGGGCGTCATCTATTCCGGCATATCGAACCTGCCCACGGTTTCGGACGTGGCCTATATCGACGGATATTTTGTCTGGTCGGCGCAGGATAGCGATCAGTTTATCATTTCGTCGCTTTATGACGGGTTATCTTATGACCCGCTTGATGTAGCGACCGCCGAGGGCGACCCGGATGCAATCGTAGGGATTATCAACGACCACCGCGAGTTGCAGTTTTTCGGTGCCGGATCGGTCGAAATTTGGGTGAATACAGGCGCGGCGGCATTCCCGTTCGAGCGCCAGGGCAATGCCTTTATCGAACGCGGCTGCCTTAGCCGGGATTCGCTCTGCAAGGTGGATAACAGCGTCTTTTTCGTGGGCGATGACCGGATTGTCTACCGCTTGAACGGATACACGCCGCAGCGCGTCTCAACCCATGCCATCGAAACAGCAATCGAGGCCGCAACATGGTTCATTGGCTATACCTATACGCAGGTTGGCCATAAGTTTTACGTGCTTGCAACAGACGTCGGCACCTATGCGCTCGATATGGCGACGAACCTCTGGCATGAGCGCAAGTCCTACACACGGGACAACCACCGGGTTGCGTTCAGCGAGACAGCCTATGGCTCGACGCTGATGCAGGACATTTACACCGGCGCAATATACACGCCGTCGCTTGATGTTTATGACGAGGATGGCGACCAGATGGACGTCACGGTCGAGATTCCTACGATTGAGAAAGACCGCGACAAGGCGACAATGTATGCGCTTGAGCTGCATTGCGAAACCGGCGTCGGCAACGCAGACACCCCGGCCCCCGTGGCGATCATGGAGTATTCGAAAGACGGCGGGCGGTCATGGTCTAACCAGATGTCGCGCAACATGGGGGCGGTTGGCACATACACGACCCGCGCGGTCTGGCGGCCCAATGTCGAGTTCCGCCAGCTTGCGGTGCGGTTCACGATGCAAAGCAAGACGCGGCGGTTTGTGCTTGGTTATTACGCGGACGTGAGATGAGTTCCAGCATTCCCCCCGCCAATATCCCGGTCATTGACGAGAACGGCTTTCTCAATCCTACTTGGTATCGCTATTTCGCCAGCCTCCAGCGCGCAACGGATGAAGTGGTGGCGGGAGACATAGCAACCGACACCGGATCGGGCCTGCAGGGCGGCGGTTCAATTGCGGACGGTGTTTCGCTTTCCATTGCCGACAATGGGGTGACGAACGCCATGTTCAGGCAAGGCGCGGGCACATCCATACTAGGCCGCAAATACGGCTCGACGGGCGATCTTGCCGACATCATCGCAACGGCAAATAATCAAGTCCTGTCGCGGGAGTCCGGCGCGCTCGTATTTACCGCCACACCGACGCTTGACGGGCTTAAATTCAGCGGCGCGGCAACGGTATCGGCGGCGACCCCCTCGACGCACAAGATCGCGGTTACGTGTAACGGCGTTAGTTATTTCATGCTTTTAACGACTTAGCGTTACATCTTGCCCGCGCGCCCGTTTCGGCGTATAGGGGCGGCAGAGGCGCTTGCGTGCATGACCGGCCCGCCTCGGTTCAGACAGAAATGGTCGCTTTTTCAACCATCTGTCTGGACAGCGATGAGGCACTTCACAAAGATTGCAGAAGGCGTTGACGTTGTTCCGTTGCTGAACGCGCTTTCTGTGCATTCCGACTTGTGGAACGAACACACGCTGCGGACAACTCACCCGCAATCGCCGCATCACGCGGTGGATGACATTCTCTGTCTGTTCAACGATCTCGACGCCCCCCCTGAGCACATCGCCAATGATTTAGAGGTCATCCCTTACCGCGCCTGGAACACACTTCCCGGCTTCAAGACGCTGGCGCTTGACCTTATGCGCCGCGTTGACGGGGGACGGCTTGGCCGGGTGATGATAACCCGCCTGCCTCCGGGCGAAAGCATTGCCGAACATATCGACCAAGGCGCACCGGCTGAATACTATGCCCGCTATCACCTGGCGCTGCAGTCAGCCCCCGGCGCATTGAACCATAGCGGCGACGAGACAGTTGTTTACCGCCCCGGCGAGTTCTGGTGGTTCGACAACCGCGCGCCCCATTCCGTTGTGAACAATAGCGCCGATGACCGCATCGTCGTGGTTCTGGACGTGTGGCCATGCTGACCGCGCAAATCGAAAACCTGACCGAACGGTTAGAGGATTTGAAGCCGTTTTTTCCACTGCATTGGGCCGAATTGGCATTGAACCAGAAACAGGTTCCGCTTGACCCTCAATACGACGTTTATCTTGCCAAGGATGCGGCGGGCGAAATGATGCTCGTAACACTTCGCAAGGCGGGTGAGCTTGTCGGCTATTTCATCGGATTTGTTGGCCCCGCGCTGCATTACAAAACCTGTCTGACGCTCACCGAGGACATATTCTGGGTCAAGCCGGAATGCCGGGGCGAGGGCGGCGGCGTCATTCTGTTCAAGGCGGTTGAGGCGGAGGCAAAACGGCGCGGCGTGCAGCGGTGTTTCTTCGGATCGAAGCTGCACAAGGATGCATCATGGCTTTTTGAAAAGCTGGGGTATGAGGAAGTCGAACGCTTCTACTGCCTCTGGCTGGGAGGCGAATAATGGTAGCGGTAGCAATCGGCGGGGCGGCCATTGTCGGAGGCGTTGCTTCGGCCAAAGCGGCCAAGAAAGCCGCAAAGGCCCAGACAACGGCGGCTGACCAGTCTGTAGCGGAACAGCGCCGTCAATACGACCAGACGCGCGCCGACCAAGCCCCCTGGCGCACGGCGGGATCGGCGGCAATCGACAAGATGGCGGCGGTCTACGGGCTAAACGGCATGACCGCCAAAAACCCCGACGGCACACCCGCGCAATATGGCGGTTTCTTTGCCTCACCCGATTACCAGTTCCGCAGGGATGAAAGCATCAAGGCCGCCAATGCGGGGCTATCGTCGCGCGGGCTGCTCGGTAGCGGCGCGGCGGTAAGGGCCAAGACGGCGCTTGCCGGAAACCTTGCCTCGTCTGAATTTGGCGACTGGTGGAATCGCTTGGCGGGCGTTGCGGGGGTTGGCCAGACCGCCACACAAGCGACGTCGGCGGCGGGCCAGAACGCGGCGAACAATATATCGGCGGCCTATACCAACGCGGGGAATGCGCGGGCGTCGGCCTACATGAACACAGGCGCGGCGATCAATAAGGGCTTGCAGAACTTGGGCAGCCTTTACGCATTCGGCGCGGGAGGTGGCTTCGGTGGCTGACATGTTTGACATGGGCGGCATCCTGAACGCCTACACAGCGGGCCAGCAAAACCGCACGCAACAGATGCTCTTGCAGCGCCAGATCAAGCGCGAGGACCAGCAGATTGAGCGCGATGACGCGATCCGCTCTGTCTATGCCAGAATCCAACGCCCACAATCGAAGGGAGGTGATCCAACCGCTGCGGCCCCGTCGATTACCGCGCCGTATAGCGCGCCTGCGGTCGAGACGCCCCGCACGGGGGTTGAGGGCAGGCCGATTGACCGGAACTATCCCCAAGGCTCGCCATTATCGGCGGACGTGTTCAAGCCGCCGGTTCTGGCGCAACAGCCAACGGTTGCCGAACAGCCGGCACAACGCCAGCCGCATCCGGCATTCACGGCGGAACCGCACCCGTCATGGCTGGCCTCGAACGAATCCCTCATTAACGAGATGATGACGCTCGACCCCAAGGAGGCATTCGGCCTTCGCGAGCAGCTTTCAAAACTTGACGACCATGCACTTGAAAAGACGGCCCAGCGCAACGCGGCGATTGCCAAGGCCGCAATGCACCTTTCGTCATTCGGCAGCCCACAAGCGCAGCAGGCCGAATTGCAGCGCATTTCGCCATTCCTGATCGAGCAAGGTGTCAAGCCGGAGGAAATACAGAATTTCGAACTGACCCCGCAGAACCTGCAATGGGTCCAGATGGAAGGCATGGATCTGGACAAGATCATTGCCCGCGAGCGCGAAGACCGTAATTTTGCAGAGACGTCCCGCCACAACCGCGTGACCGAAGGCAATGCGGCGGCGGGCATTGAGGTTCGTCGCGGTGCGCTTGGGCTTGCGCAAAAACGCGAGGGGCGGATTGGTTCGGGCGGCGGTGGTGGTTCGTCGAATGACGACCTGAACTACCTGATCGGCGGCAACTAGTGCCCGGCAAAATCAACCCGAAACAGGAACGCTTCAACATCCTGTTCAATGCGCAGCAAGACGGCAAACCCCTCAAGCCCGAGCATTTGCAAGAACTGGAGCGCATGAAGGCGGAAGGCTACACCATCACTAGCGGCGGCGCTGGCGGGGGTGGCACAACCGAGGGCGAGCGCAAGTCATCGGCATTCCTGACCCGCGCGCTTGGCGCAAACCGGGATTATGAAACAATCAAGCCGGGGCCTAGAGGTCTGTTGGCGCAAAAGTTCAACGACTGGATGCCGAATGTTGCCAACACTACAATCAACGATGATGACCGGCAGGTAACAGACAGCGCACAGGCTGAATTTGTCGCGGCCACACTGCGCTATGATTCCGGCGCTGCAATTCCAGCGGAGGAACTTGAATCGCAAAAGCGCATCTATTTTCCACAACCTGGCGACGGCATCGAGGCGCGCAACCAAAAAGCCCGCGCCCGCGCCCGCGCAATGCAGGGCTTGATTGAATCGTCAGGCCGCGCGCTTGATCCGAAAATCCGCGATCAATACCCCGAGTTTTTCAAGGACCGGACCGGCGCAGGCGTTACCCCCCCGGCCAACGGCACACCCCCCGCCGGAACACCCCCTAATTCGCCCGCAGGAGGCCCGCCAGACGAAACCGGCAAGTATGCGGGCGCTGACATCCAGATGCACATGGATAGCCCTGAAAACGCACAGGGCTACCGTTTCACCCCTACGCAGGAAACGGCGCTCCGTGAGTATCTGACAGGCGGCAAGGCAACGCCGGAAGGCTATGGTCGAATGATGACGGCCTTTGCGGCGGCGCAAGGCGTGAATGTTGATGACGCCTACACGCAAAGCGCAACCGCACAGGGGCAAAAACTGATCGAAGCGGCCAAAGCGGGCAAACTTGGCGACGGCATGTCCTATAACCAGTCGGACAAGGATTACCGCGACAGACTGCTTGCTGAACATGATGCAAAGGGCGAACCGGAATACAAGGACTATTCATCGCTGATGGCTTCAGGCCAACTTGCTGGCGGAAGCGACGAATTGAAGGGCATAATCGGCGGCGTCGGTAGCGCTCTTTCCGGGAATGGTTTCGAGGCGGGTTATACCAAGAGCCGCGACACCGTGCGGGCCATCCGTGACAGGGCTTACGAGAAGCACCCTTACATTTCGGGCGCCACCGAGATGCTTGGCGCATTGGGCACCCCCGGCGGCGTTGCGAAGGGTGTCATGCGCGGCGGCACATTGGCCGAGCGTATCGCGGCGGGGGCAGGGGCAGGCTTTCGCCAAGGCATCGCGGCGGGCTATGGCTACGGCGAGGGCGCGGGGGACAGCATCAAGGGCGCGGCTATCGGCGGCGCTGGCGGGGCATTGATCGGCGGGGCACTGCCGCTGGCGGGGAAGGGGCTTTCGGCGGCCTATAATTTCGCCACGAAGCGGCCCGTGATTGCGGGCGGCCAGCAAATTGCGGACGCGGCGGCGGCGGAGAATATCCCGATCTCGCGACCATTCCTTGACCCGTCTGTCCGCAATAAGGTTACGTATCTCGACACAACCGCACGCGGCGCGCCCATTATTCAAGGGGCTTTGGGCGATACATCAAACGCTATTGAAACGCGTGCCGCAACGCTTGGCAAGGGCGGGAACGTGGTTGACGCCTATGAGGGCGGGCAGGCCATCCAGAAGGCGGGCAAGGGCTATATTACCCGCGCCAAGAGCCTGACCGACCGGCTTTATGACCGTGCGAAAAGTGCCGTTCCAGAAGGCGTTACAATCGAACCCGCGAACGCGGTTGCTGAGATTGACCGAAACATTGCCGAGCTTTCGAAAACTCCAACGGTAAACGCGGGAACGATAAAATACCTGCAGGATCTGAAAACCGATTTTTCAAAGCCTCTCGATATTGATGCTCTTCGCGGAATGCGGACCAATATGCGCGGTCAGATCAACGAGCGCAATCTTACGCATACAGATGCCGAGCGCCGTGTTATCGGAGTGCTTGAAGCGGCTTCGCGCGACATTCAGACGCAACTTGCCGAAAAAGCCCCAATGGCGGGCTCACGCTATGCCCGCGCCGATACAGCTTTCAAGGGCAAGCAAGACAAGATCAAGAATGTAATCCAGACATTTCTTGGCCCGCGCAATGCCAACATTCCGCCGGAACAGGCATTTTCCAGGCTGGAAAGTATGGCCCGTTCACGCGGTAATTCGCAGGGCCTGCAAAGCATGGTTGGCGAAATGGACAAGGCCGACGTGCGCGACATTGCGGCGACCTTTGCCGACAGTCTTGGCAAGGATGCGGCTGGCGACTTTTCGCCCGCGCGGTTTATTGCCCACGCTGGAAAACTGTCACCCCGCGCCCGCCGCATCATTTTTGGCGACGAAGGTGCTGAGACAATCAGCAATCTCGTTAAGGTGTCCAATGCGTTTCGCAAGGTGTCGGCGATGGCCAACCATTCCGGCACGGAACGCGCCCGGAATTACAGGGGCGCAATCGGCAAGGTTTTTGGTTTTGTTGCGGGCGGTGCTGGTGGATATTCGGCGGGCGGTGGAATGGGTGCTGCGGTTGGGGCTATGGCGGCCAGCCAAGCGGCAGATGCAATCGGCGGCATAATGAATGCCCGCTCTGCCCGTGCGCTCATGTCTCCGAATGTCGCAAAGTGGCTCAAGCAAACGCCGACCAATCCGGCGGCCATTGAATCGCACATTGCGCGCCTGTCCACAATCGCCGCCCGCGAACCGGCAATCAGCGGCGACATCATCAGCTTGCAGAATTACTTGAGTCAGGCGTTCAATCAAGCGCCGTTACGTGCCGCCGCTGGACCCGAAAATCAGAAACATGATCGTCGGCCACCACCAGAAAATAACGGGCAGTAGGAGCCAGCGCAGATGTCTTCTCACCCGCACACAATAGGACGGAATAGCTAGGATGGCAAACCGCATTTCCGACATGACGGCGGACGCCACTTTCCCCGAGGACGCCTATATCCCGGCGATCTCGGCTTCGCTTAGTTCGACCACCAATTACAAGCAATTGCTGACCGCAAGGATCGGCACGCTTGTCGGCGCGACATTGGGCACCGGTAATCTGGGCACGTTCACGGGTTCAACCATTGCCGATAACTTGAGTGTCAAGGCCGCAATCCAGGCGCTTGAAACGGCGCTTGAGGGCACGACTACGGCAACCCGTGCGAGTCTCGGCCTTGCGACGTCGGACAGCCCGCAATTCGCGGCAATCAATTTCGGCAATGCCTCCGATACGACCGTTACAAGGCCAAGTGCGGGCGATATATCGGTTGAGGGCAATATCATCTATCGCGCGGGCGGCACGGACGTTCCCGTAACGGACGGCGGCACGGGTTCGTCAACAGCGGCGGGCGCGCGGACGAACCTTGGCCTCGGAACATCGGCTGTTGTTGATACCGGCACAAGCGGCACGAAAGTTGCACTGACGGACGGGGCCAACACGTGGAGCGGCCTGAATACCTATTCAGCGGGCGCGAACATGACGCCTGCGGCTACCCCTGGAACGAACGCAGTCGGCTATCTCGGCGTCCCGCAGAACATACAGAACGGCACTTACGCCATCCTGATGACGGATGCGGGCAAGCATATCTATCATACGTCGGCGTCAACCCATACGTGGACGATCCCCGCAAATGCTTCGGTCGCATTCCCCATCGGATCAACTCTCACGTTCGTCAATGAAAGCGGCGGGGGTAATGTAACCATTGCGATTACGACCGACACGCTACGCTGGGGTTCTAGCACCGGCTCCCGCACGCTGGCCGCGAACGGCACCGCAACCGCACTTAAGGTGGCCTCGACGACTTGGCGCTTGACCGGGGACGGCATCACATGAGCGGCGCGCTTAACGTCATGCTGGCGCGTAATACGTCGAGCGGGAGCCATCTCGATACACAAACCGTCGAGACTGGTAACGTCGGCACGGCTGCCTTGGTGAACCGTGTGCGCGGATGGTCAACCGGATTGATGGGTGTGATTACGGACGGCACGTCGAATGTCTATGCGGGGGCGGCAATCACCTCGCTTTATTGGGATGAGAATGGTTCAGGCGGCGCGCAGTTTTATTATCTGGCCATCACCGGGGCCGCCAATAGCGGATGGACCACGCTGACCATTGGTTCAACCGTCCTGACCCGCGCCTCCGCAACATACTCAAGCGGGACTTGGACATGGTCTACAACCGACACAGTAGGGACACAGGCATTCGGGGCCAGCGGCTCAATCCATAGCTGTTATTTTGACTGAGGAGACTGACATGAAAACGATTGCAATTCTTGCCCTGGCGCTTTTTGCTACGGCCTGCGATACAACCGGCTACCAGGAGCCTGTAACCGTTGTCGGCAACGGCACGGAGCCTTGCCCGAAAGGTGATTGCCCTGAGCGCGATCCGAACGTGCGCCGCGATCCGCGATAATGCACGTCGCGTTCGACATAATCCGGAACTTCACGGCGATCATCATGCTCGTGCTCGGCTTCCGCTTCATGGCGTGGGCAGGGTTGTGCGGGCGCGCGTGGATAAACGGGGGTAATCCGGCGCTTGAGGCAATCACGCACAGGCGAGTTGACGTTGTCGAACACGAGATATTTGCCGGCGCGTTTTTGCTCTGCACAATGGCATTCGGCGCGCTTCTGCAACCCGGCGGCTATCACTTCTCGCTGCCGATTGAGCCGAGTCTGACAGGATGGGTTGTGCTGGTTGGTTCGATCGCGCTGATGATGTGCTGGCGGCTCATGCACCCGTCAATGAAGATCGGGCATCCGTGGCGCGTGATTGGTTCGGCGGCAGCAATGGCCATTGTTTTGGGGGTGTCGAAATGGGGCCTGTGAGCACGGCAACGATAGCGAAAAGCGCGACGATTACGGCAAGCGGTAGCTCGCTGACGATCCTTGGCAATATGGCGGGGCTGACGGGCGCTGATTGGGCGATGGTTATCTTTTGCGTGTTCGGTTCGGTGTTCGGCGGCTCCTATGCGCTGCAAGGCGAAGTCGAGGCAAAGAACGGCCATGACAGCCCTGAGGCGGTAAAGGCGCGCAAGCTGGCGGTGTCGATGTTCGCGGCGCAGTTTGCCTTGGGCATGGCGGCGGCGGCTTATCTGGACGGCAACCCGTGGCGCATCATCCCGGCCTGCCTGATTATCGGCATGTCCGGCCCGATTGGCTTGTCCGCGCTCAAGAGGTTGATTTCGATAGGGGGTGGGAAGTGAAAGAGAATTTTCCCGAATGCCTCGCGCTCGTGCTCCAGCATGAAGGCGGCTTTGTGAACCATCCGAAAGACCCCGGCGGCGCGACCATGAAGGGCGTCACACAGGCGGTCTATGATGACTTCCGCGTCAAGCGCAACTTGGCCAAGCAATCGGTCAAGTCCATTTCCGATGACGAGATCGGGCAGATTTACAAGCGCCAGTATT